ACATGGAAGACAACACCCCCAACCTCGACGAGGTGCGGGCTCAGGCTGCTGCCGATGAGCGTGCCCGCGTTGCCTCAATTACTGCGCTGTGCCGTGAGCACAACGTGGACATCGCCCAAACCCTGATTGAGCGTGGCGCCTCTAAGGAGGATTCCATGGTGCAAATCCTTGACGAGATCAGCAAGCGTGCCAAGCAGCCCGCTACCCCTGCTGCTCCTAAGGCCCAGCCTGTCGGCACTGTTAGCGCTGATATTGGCCTGACTGAGAAGGAGTCGCGTAGCTACAGCTTCGTGCGTGCTATCCGCGCCATGGCGTACCCCAATGATCGGGGCGCTTATGAGGAAGCTGCATTTGAGCGTGAAGTGTCTGCTGCCGTTGAGCAGCGCATGGGCGCCTCTGCTCGCGGGATGCTGGTGCCTGATGAGGTGCTGCGCCGCGATCTGACTGTTGGCACTGCTTCGTCTGCTGGCGACCTGGTTTTCACTGATGCTCGCCCCGGCAGCTTCATTGAACTGCTGCGCAACCGCCTGGCACTCAACACCCTCGGCGTCACGATGCTGACCGGCCTCAATGGTCCGGTTGCAATTCCCAGGCAAACTGGGGCTCCAACGGCATATTGGCTGTCTGAAAAAGGTGCTCCTACCGAGAGCAACCCCACGGTTGATCAGGTCAACTTGACCCCCAAGACTCTCGGCGCGTACACCGAGTTCAGCCGCAAGCTGGTGCTGCAAAGCTCCATCGACGTTGAGCAGATGGTGCGCAACGAGCTGGCTACGGTCATTGCTCTGGAGATTGACCGCGCTGCTCTGTACGGTCTCGGCAACACCAACCAGCCCCAGGGCCTGAAGCTGGTGACCGGCATTAACACCGAAGACTTCAACGCTGCTGCCCCGACCTACGCGGAGCTGGTGAGCATGGAGTCCAAGGTGAATGCCGATAACGCCGACATTGGCGCTATGGCCTACGTTACCAACTCCACCACCTTCGGCGGCTTCAAGACCACCGAGAAGGCTTCTGGCACTGCCCAGTTTGTGCTGGAGCCCGGCGGCACGGTCAATGGCTACCCCGTGGTGCGCTCTAACCAGGTCGCATCTGGTGACGTGTTCTTCGGTGTCTGGTCGCAGATGCTGATGGGCATGTGGGGCGCTCTGGATCTGCAGGTCAACCCTTACGCGCTGGATACCTCCGGCGGTGTGCGGGTGACTGCTCTGCAGGACGTTGATGTTGCGGTGCGCCATCCCGAGGCGTTCACCCGTGGCAACAACACCCTCTGATCTGAGGCGTAACCATGCTGATTGAGATCCTCCGCCAAACGTCAATTAAGGGCATCCCCGCCAGGGTTGGTGAACTGATTGACGTATCTGACTCCGATGGCCGGTACCTGCTAGGTGCTGGCAAGGCAAAGGAGGCGGAGGGTCCACAGCTTGAGATGGCGATGGGTTGTCCCATGCCTGAGGCGCGGAAGCCTCGCACTCGAAAACCCCGAACCCAGGAGTAGGCCGATGGCCATTTTCCAGCAAACCCTTGAGAAGCTGCAGCACTTCCCGCTGCACCCTGTCGCTTCTGAATCTGCCACGTTCACTGGCGCCACCACCAACATTGCCGACCTGACGGACTTTGACGGTGACATCCAGATCATCCTGGATTCTGGCGCTGCTGCTGCTTCCGGCACCATGACCGGCAAGATCCAGCACAGTGACACCACGACCGATGGTGACTTCTCTGATGTGACTGGCGGCGGCTTTACGGCTGTGGCCCAGACTGCTTCTAAGCAAGTCAAGACCCTCAACCGTGACGCCCTTAAGCGTTACATCCGGTTCGTTGGCACCATCGCCAGCAGCGGCACCACCATCTACTCCGTCCAGGGCTACGGCCTTAAGAAGTACGGCTGATGGCGTTTACCGAGGACCTTAGTGCGTTCTTGGCAGATTTCGGCGTCAGCGTCACAGCTGGCGCCGTTTCTGGTATGGGCATCCTGGACATGCCTGGCGAGTTGATTGCTGATGGCATGATCATCACAACGGACTACACCCTGCGGTGTGAGGCGTCAAAGTTTGGCAGCTTGTCCTATGGCGCAAGCATTACGGTCAACAGCGTGGCGTACACCGTGCGAGAGAACAAGTTGATTGATGATGGAGCCTTCTGTCTGATGACGTTGCAGAAGACCTGATCCTTAGGCTGAAAGCAGCTTACGGCATGAGATGACGCTTCCACGCATTGGCGGATTCGCCGCTCCACCGACAGCTGATTACGCCGGGCTGACCTACAGCGGCGCCAACGTGACCACGATTGTGTACCGGCAAGGCGGCAGTAATGGCGGCATTGTTGGGACGTTGAACATTACCTACGACGGCAGCGGCAACGCTACTGCGATCTACTGGAGCTGAGGTCATGCCGTTCAAGTACAACGCGCTGTTGGGTCTTGGCCTGGATGACACGATCCCGCTAGATGGCGCGGGGAAAATTCCATCGACGTATCTACCAAGTTACGTTGATGACGTTGAAGAATACAACAACCTGGCAGCATTTCCTGCTACAGGCGAAACCGGGAAGATATACGTTGCCAAGGATACCGGGTTTGTTTACCGCTGGAGTGGGACGGTTTACGTCCAGATTGGCGTAACCTCGGCGGCGGGTAGCGACACGCAGGTTCAGTTCAATGACGGCGGCAGCTTCGGCGGCGACTCGGGCCTGGTCTTCAACAAGACCACGAACAAGCTGACCGCAGGCGGCGACGTAGAACTCAACGATGGAGGGTCGTTTGCAACGACGCTGCAGACCGTCACCCCGACTGCTAACCGCACAATCTCGTTCCCAGATGCCACTGGCACCGTTGGATTAGTTGCAGGCTCTAGTGGCCAAGTCGTTTACAACAACGCTGGCGCCTATGCCGGGGTCAGCACGATGACCTTTGACGGCACCAGCGTGACGCTGGCTGGCCGTCTGATCAACAGCTACACCAGCCTGGCCTCCAGTCCCGCCAAGGTTTTCACCGGCACCTGGTTCACGGGTGGCACCAGCACCACGACTAAGCCGCACTTCCTGATTGAGCCCAGCGGCGCCACGTCCACCGCCTGGAGCACTAGCGGCACGGGCCTGGGCGTTAATGCAGCGAGTGGGTTTGCGGGGAACCTGCTGGATCTGCAGGTGAATGGGACGAGCTTTTTTAGGCAAGCAAGCAACGGAAACATCGTCACGAATACCACCTTGGGTGGTGGTTTTGCGGGTGATAAAGACGGGCTTTTTGGAGCCACATATGTCACGGGTGGCTATCATATTTCTTCTGGAGCTATTTCAGCACCTTTTATAAAACTTGGCGGTGCTGGCACTGGCAGCATTCAGCTTCGTCCGGATAGTGGTTATTTAGGCTGGGGAACGACTGCTGGATCGTCAGCGGGAACTCCTGATCTAACCATTTTCCGCGACGCTGCCAACACCCTCGCCCAGCGCAACGGCACCAGCGCCCAGACCAGCCGTATTTACAACACTTTCACCGACGCTTCAAACTATGAGCGTCTAAGCACCACATGGTCTAGCAACGTTTGCTACACAAAGGCTGAGAACGCTGGCACCGGATCGGCGCGTCTCTACGTCCCTGTTACAGGTTCCACCACGGTGGCTTCACTGCCGTCCGCATCTACGGCTGGTGCTGGTGCTCGTGCATTTGTCACGGATGCCAACGCAACCACCTTCCTCTCCACCGTTGCTGGTGGCGGGGCCAACAAAGTCCCTGTCGTCTCTGACGGCACCAACTGGCTCATCGGCTAATCATCATGGCTTCTTTCACAATCACAATTGACGACACCCTGGCCCCCGGCATCATTGCCACGGCCTCCCTTGAAGGCAAACAGCCCGAGGACGTAGTAAACGAAGCAGCAGCCGCTGCCGCCACTAAGGCGTGCCAAGACCTCAAGGTCGGCCCCTATTACGTCGGCCCCATCCCGCCCCAGTTCAACGCTGACGGCAGCCCCTACGTCGCACCAGTCGTAGACAACGACACTAACCCTGGGGGTGACGTATGACGTTGCTGATCCAGAAGCCGGCTGGGGCGAAGCTGGTGCTGTCCCACATCCAGCAGTATCCGGCTGTCTTGGGTGAGCCCTGGGGCGGCGGCTACTTCGCGGGCTATATCAGCCACACGGCTGACGGCAACCCGACTCATGCGTTGATCGTGGCGCCACGGGCGACTGGTGCGACGGGGACGGGGTACACGCTGACTACGAACCAGCAATGGAAAACCAGTCAGACTAGCACTGCAAACGCTACAAGTCTATTCGATGGTGTTGCCAATACCGCTTCAATAGTTGCGGCAGGCATCAATGATCACCCCGCTGCTCAGTTTTGCGTGAATCTCGGCATTGGTGGCTTTGCGGATTGGTATCTTCCAAGCCGTTATGAACTTGATATTGCCTATTTTAACCTAAAACCAGGCACAACGTCGAATGACATTAGCTTTGGAATCAATCCTTATGGGGTTCCCAAGCGGGATAGCAATTGGGGCAACAACTATCCAGCGCAGACATATGTAACAGCGTTTGCCACATCAACCGAAGCATTTAGCACCTCAGTAGTGTTCCACTGGACATCTACGCAGACATCTGCCACAGCAGCTTGGTCAGAAGTCTTTAATAGCGGAAGTCAGGGCAGCGCTTTTAAGACGAACTCTCTACTTGTCCGCGCCTTCCGCCGCATAGCCCTATGACTTACCTCCTAGACACTGCCACTACGACGCCCTGGAGGATGGTGCCATGAGCTGGGTAATTACGCCTGCACAGAAAACAGATCCCGATGCGTTGGCCTATCTGGCTGAAGTGGAGCGGGCTGATGGTCAGGCTCTTGAGTCAGGCGTACGCGATGCCGTCATTGCATTTGTTGCTGGCTGTAAAACAGATGGGATTTGGACTGCGATTAAAGCAAGCTGCATCCTGGCTGGAGCACGGACGCTTGCCGGTGCTTTGGTGCCATTGGCAGGGACCGCACCGACCAATAACAACTTCGTAAGCGGTGATTACAACCGAAAAACGGGCTTGGTCGGAAATGGAAGCACAAAGCACCTCAATAGCAATAGGCTTAACAATTCTGATCCGCAGAATAGCGTTCACAAAGCGGTATATATAGGCCAGGCTGGACATGGTAACGGAACGCTGCTGTCAACAAAAGCAAGCACCAACGGTTACGAGAACATTGAGTATTTTGCGGGCGCTTATTCGTTCAGGTCTAGGACTACAGGCTCGGGCATTGACGTAGTAACTTCTGCGTCTGCTGGTTTTTTGGGTCATTCCAGATCAAGTAGCTCAACAATGAGTGCCCGCGCTCTTTCGCAAAATTATTCAGCAAGCATTGCGTCTTCGGCTCCACAATCTGATCCAGTGACCATTTACACAAGAGATGCGGGTTCTGGCCCTGGCAACTTTTCTACCAACGCCCGACTCTCCTTCTACTCCATAGGCGAGTCCCTAGACCTCGCCCTCCTTGACGCTCGCGTCACTACGCTGATCAACGCCTTTGCGGCAGCTATCCCGTAGAGCAGTCGTAGTGTCCCCGTCTAGGCGCAAACGATGGAACCTCAAACGCCAAACAGTGGAACCTTATGCAGCAAACGATGGGACCTCGTAGAGACCACCTCCTGGGTGGTGGCGTGCTATCAATGAGGTGGGCCAGCGCAGCGCCAACTGCCTGACCCGCGACCAGATCCACTGCGAATGGACCCGATGGCTCAAGCCTATCTGGCAGGCCCTGCCCTGCCGACGCTTCAC